TGCGTCGTCTGAGTATGGGATCAGATTATGCGGCGCCCACGTCAGCGCCCCGTCGCTGTCCACCATCGTCCTGAGGGACGCCCCCGTATGCGTGAACAGCCCGTCAAACGTGGTCGCGGACCCCGCCTTGCGGTAGTACTCCGTGGCCCCGTCGAAGTCGGCCACGAGTTTGGGGCTGGAGCCAGCGACGGCGTAGGCGTCAGCGTCAGCGTCCGCCCCTTGCGTAAAGGGCGTCCGCATTCCGAAGATCGGAGATTCAAGGCCGCGCATCAGCCATGCCCGACGCTAACGGTCGCCACCCCATCGCAGTATGCATAGACGCGGACAGCGGCAATGCCGGGGAACATGTCCGACAGGCTCTTGTTAAGTTCGCCCTGGCCCGACCAGTAGACAATCGCCCCGGTCGTATCAGTGGGCGCCACTGCGCCGGTCGTCCCCTTGATGTAGACCGCATCATTCGCGCGGACCTGAAACGTGATCGAGGTCACGTCCGCATCAGTAACCTGCGTCCACGTCTGCGCCGGAACGCTGATGTCTGTCTGCTGGGCCATTACGCGCTCCTGCCAACGATTGCGATCTGGTAGGTGTTCGACGCCCCCGCCGAATTGGTGATGCGGAGAATGTCGCCGGTCCCCGCGGTGACGGTGCCGATGCCAGCCGCGTCAGGCGACATCAACATGAACATGCCGCCGGGCTTGATCGGGCCGACAGTCGGGGTCGTGCCGCCGAGGAAGCCGACGAAGGGGTTGGAGCCGCCGCCGATGGTCAGGTCGGTCGTGTTGGCGGTCCCGTCCTTCTGCTTGTTGATGATGAGGATGCCAACCAGCTCGGCGAAGGTCAGCGTCGTGCCGAACACGTCGGACAGGACGCCCGCCAGGTCGATGTCGTCATCGGTCGCAGTGGCCACGGTCCGCTCGGCGACATAGAGCAGGTCGGCGTTGCCCGCCCCGGTCCCGTCGGTCAGCTTCTGCGAGAACGCCACGTCATCAGACAGGCGGTCGGCGAAGGCGTTGGCCCCGCTCTGAATCATGTTCAGGTTGGCGGTGAATGTCGCTTGCAGGGTCATGCGTCAGTCCTTTCTGATGGTCTCTGAAAGACAGCCGGGCAGAAAGGAGGAACCGCCCGGCTGTCCTCAGAACTCACCGCTAGGTCCGGGCCACGGCGGTTCCGATCAGGGTGGGCGGCGCGGTGTGCGGGTCCTCGAGGATCGCGTACACGCTCAGGTCCGCGTCGGTGCCGGTGGTGCCGACCGCCGAGACGCCAACATAGCGATCCGTCCCGAGGTAGCCGAAGCTGCCCAGCACGGTGTTGTCGTCGCCATCGGTGACTTCCGTCAGCGTCAGCGTGTCGTTGACCGCATCAGCCGCCACAACAGAGGCCGCAGCCGCCGCCGTGGTGTCCGCCGAGTCCTGGAAGGTCACGGTGTAGCCGCTCGCCGTGCCGGCGTCGGTGATCGTGTTCGAGACCACAACCAGCGTCACCTTGTTGAAGCCCTTCACGTCCGCATAGCTGGAGACCGCCGGGGTCGTGCCGGAAAGAGCGAGGTTCCCGAGGTGAACCACCTGCTTTCCATTCAGTCCATCACAAAGCATATCTCATGCTCCTTGTGTTGAGCGGGAGGGCCGAAGCCCCCCCGGCAGATGGTTACGCCTTGAAGTTGATGACCTTCAGGGCTTCGTAGTCGATCACGTCGCCGCCAACCCGCTTCGTGCTGTAAAAATGCACGTAGGGCTTGTTGGAATACGGATCGCGCAGGGTGCGGATGCCGACCCGATCAACGATCTGGTAGGCCGCCCGCATGTCGCCGACAGCGATGGACAGCGAACCCGTCGCTGGGTCAGGCATGTCCTCGAACGAGGCGACCGGATAGCCGAGCAGGGTGGCCGGCTGACCAGCCGCGATGCCCGGCGTCCAGATGTAGGCGCCGTCGCTGTCCTTCAGCTTGCGCGTCAACGCCGCCGTGGCTCGGTTCATGAACCAGACCGCGTTGGCCCGGTAGACCGACTTGAGGCCATAGAGCGCGGTTATCAGCACATCGCCGCCAGCCGGAGCCGCTGCGAAGCCCCCGTTGACGCCGGTGTCGAACTGCTCGATGGCGCCCTGCTCGTAGGTGCCGGCAGAAGCCCAGTCGGCGTAATCCAGGAAGCCGCGAGGCTTGCCGACGCCGGTGCCGGTGCAGAACGCCGCATTCTCCGCGCGGGCAAACTTGTCGGCCACCTTGTCGGCGAGCCAGCTTTCGACGTTGACCATCCCGTCATCCAGGATGCCCTGCGTCGCCGCCGGGTTAGCGTACATTTCGTGAACCGGGATGCTCCACTTGCCGAGCGTCGGCGTGTCGGTCTCGGACCGGGCGCCCTTCTCGCTGACCCAGCCATAGGCCGCTTCGTCATTGTCGTGGATGCCCTCCAGCGAGGACGTGGAGATCGCCTGAATGGAGGCATAGGCCCGCATCGGGGAGGTCTCGTAGACACGCTGAACGGTGCGGCCCGACATGTCCGGGGTCACGACGTAGCCGCCGTCCGGGTTGGTGCCGGCGGACAGGGACTTCATCTCGTTCAGATGACGGACCTCGCCCGGCTCCAGAACCTCGGTGCCGGCGCGGACCCACTTGACGAACACGTCACGATAGCTGTCCATCTGATCCGGGGTCCACTCGCCGCCGCGCCCGCCCGCCTCGAAGCGATGCCAGTCGGCAGCCTTCTTGGTCAGGTCGATCTGCTGGCCGTCGGCGGTCTGTTCGAACCGGGACAGGCCGCGCAGCTTCAGCTCAAACGCGTCAAGCACTTGCTGCTGCTTGGTCATGTCGGCGTTGATCTTCTCGACCACCTCGACAGTGATGGGATCTTCGCCGCGCGTCTCAAGCTGCTTCAGGCGCTCGTCGTTCTTGGTCTTGAATTCCTCGAAGCCGCCCTGAAGGCCTTCCATCGCCTTCGCGACATCCACGAGGGTGGGGTCATGTTCGCTCATCGGATGATCTCCGTTGCGTGGTTGATGTTTGCAAGAAGCCTCGCGACCACTGCGTCATCCGCGCTTCTACCCTCTCGGCAGTCCCGCAGACCTGTGAAACCACGAGCCGCGATGGCCTTGGCTTCGGCACGAGAAAACCCTGCATCCCGCAGGGCAGTCTCAAACTCTCTGATCGTGTCCGACTTCGCAGCCGTGACATTCGCTTTCGGATTGCTGGGGAACGTCACCGCGGAGATTTCCCAGAGATCAACCTCGGTCAGCCGGCGCACCGATCCATTCGCCTCCGGCTCCGCGCTGATGGTGCGGAACCCGATGGACAGGCCGGAGATTGCCCCCGCCTTGTACAGCGCCATCGCCTCGGCACCGCGCCGCACGTCCTTCAGGACGCGCCCCTTCACGCGCAGGCCGTGTTCGTCCTCGGCCAGTTCGTCCCATATACCAATCGGCTCGTTGGGGTCATGCTGCCAGAGCATCTTCGGCTTACGAACACTGAGGCTCTTGGCGAACGCGCCCGGCGCGATGATGTCGGAATCGCTGTCCACATTCCCGAAGACTGCGCCATACCCCTCGAAGGTGCCGTCTTGATCCGGCTCCTTCTTCAGGTCCAGGTCCATCTTGAAAGTGAGTGTTTCCATTTCGCCCGCTGCCGCCACTGCGATTACGGGTGCATCCTAACCGCATTTTCCCCCGAGGAAAAGAATTTTCCTGCGAGGCAACTATCCGGCGGTCAGTCCTTGACGATATGGGAGATGCTGCAACGGCAATTAATGATGTTGCCCGCGCTGCCATTCGGGTCGCCGGGATACATCAGCCGCTCGCCGCCCACATCGAATGGCTCATCAAGTTCGCGGACCTGCTCATCAATAGAACTGTGCGACGTGCGGGTGCGGTCATCCTCAACCGCCACCCACTCCTTCTGGAGGTCCAGCCCGGTCTCCTTCGCCGCGCCATGCGCTCCGTAGTTGGCCGCGCCATGCACCTCGGTGCGGGCGATCAGCATCCCCCGCGTCTTGCTGATCCTGGGGACCGCCCTTGCAATCGCCTCTGCAATGGCCGGGAAGCTGTCCGCGTCCTGCCGCGTCCTGTTGATCGCGGTCACGATGTCCTCGCGCGTCGTCTCCGACACCTTGGTGATGCGCCGGCGGATCATCTCCAGCGAGATGTATTCCTCCGACAGCCGCAGGAAGTAGTCGAGGAAGTCCTTGCGCTCCAGATCACGCCCCATCGCCTTGCCTTGGCCGAGGATGCGCGAGCCAAACGCCTGCACGGTGAATGCCACCATGTCGCGATAGATCGTCAGCAGCCGTTGCTCATGGCCTTCAGGGATGGACGGGATGGCGCCAGACCGCGCGTAGCTGGCGAGCATCGCCACAGACGCCGCGCGGATCTCCGCCGTGAACTTGCGGCCATACCTGCGCTCGATGATCAGCATCAGGCGGGACTGCCGCCTCGCCTCCCGATGGCGATCAGCGTCAAGGAGTCGTCTTGCCATAGACCACCCGCATGACCTGCTTTACCTCATCGTCGATCTCAGCGTCAGTCATCGGGTCTTCGCCCTCGCCGGAGCCGGTGTCGTCGCCAAGATCAAGCGACACCTCGGACAGCGAGATCTGTCCGGAGTTGATCAGCACCACGTCGCCTTGCCCATCGGGCCGAGGCTCGTAGCCTTTCAACTCGCGCTTCTCATCCACGGTCAACTCGTTTGACAAGTTGGCCATAGCCCAGAATTGGGCGCGCTTCTCGGCAATGGCGGGGATCGCGTCGAGGTTCGGGCGCAGTTCGACGCCGTCGTAGTAGTAGGCGAGCCAGCGGTTCATGGCGTCGGTGAACATCGACACCAGCGGGATCACGGTGTCCTCCCAGAAGGCCAGCCGCGCTTCCTGGTAGTTGCTATAGGTGTTGTCGCCGGGGATGCCGAGAAGCTGCGGGGGAACGCCGAGCGTCACGCAAATCTCCCGAGCCGCCGCCGCCTTGGTATCGACCACGCCCATGTCGGATGGGGAGAACGCCAGCGACTGCCAGTTCATCCCGCCCTCCAGCAGCATCGGGCGCCCCGCGTTGGCCGCGCCGGAATGGTGCTTCTCAATCGCTGCGGTCAGGCGCGCGTACTGATCGTCCGTCAGGTTCTTGTCCGCGTCGGTCGCCAGGATGCCCGAAGACACCGCGCCATTCTGGAGCAGCCCCATGATCCACTTCGACGCCTCGTTGTGCTGGTCGATGGCGTAGGCGGCGGGCCGGACGGGAGACATGCCGATCCAGTCGTCAAGCGGGTTGAACTCCCGCAGGTGCAGGATCTCGCTGCGGCCATCTTCCTCGACCATGAACGTGATGTCGCGCTGGTTCAGGCTGTAAACGAACTTCTCAGCGTGGCCATAGGGACCGGCGTGGACCGTCACCCGGTCGGGGCGCAGCGCATAGAGTTCCTTGGGAACGCCGCCTGCAATCGCCCCCTCGATATAGCAGTTCCCGTCCAGCTTGAGATAACCGACTGCGGCCATCGCAAACTCGAACCACCCCTGCCGCGGATTCGGGCGCTTGAGCAAGTCCAGCACCGGATGCGCGTCCAGTTCCGTCTCGCCCTTCCACGCCTCGAAGTCGATTGTTGCAAACGCCTCGCCGATGCGGCTGATCGCCTGATAGGTTACCGAGTTCTGGGTGTATCCCTCTTGGGCGAAGGCCTCGAAGTTCCGGCTTGACCATTTCGCCACCGGCCCCGGCCTGACCAGCGTGGCCGCGCGGCTGGCCTTGGTCTCGATGGGCGATCCGGCGTCATGCGTTGTCGGCGCTGGTCCGCGCCGCAGGAAGTCGAATATGGCCATTGCGCCCTCGTTACGGATTGCCGCGCCATGCTACCCGCTTCCGGCGCGGAAATCAATCAAACACACTGAACGAGAAACGCCGCCCGAGACGGATGGCCGGGCGGCGTCATTGGTAAGGGCGCTTGGGAAGCACCGGTGAGGGTCCACTATGCCAACCAATCATGCCCCACGCAAGCAATTAAAGCGACCTGATGCGGATCTCCGCCCCACCAGCCCCGGCGATCCCCAGCATCTCGCCCACCGCATCCATCATGGGATCGATCTGGTCATCGTGTGGCGCATCGGGGAACGCCGCCGCCTCGGCCAGGAAGTCAGCGAGCCACGGCTGGCGGTCAAGGATGTACACATGCCCCGCCTCGATATGCGGCGACACGTCCTGCGCCCGGCTCACCTTGTCCCGGTTCCGGGGAATGCCGATGATCGGCAGGCTGTAAGGGCGCTCCCGCAGTTCCTGTATCAGCCCGGTGCCGCTGCTCTTGTCCTCGACCTTGAACGCGCGGATGGGCGCCCGGTAGTTGCGCGCCTTGTGCTTGTCCCAGAATGCCGTTGCCTCGCGCCGCAGTTCTGGCGCCGACCATCTGCCACGCGCCTGGTCGATCAGGATGCAGCCGCCGTTCTTCATCTTGCCCCACAACTGGAAGACGGAATAGTCGTGCCGCTGGTCCTTCTTCTGAGCGGTGTCGCCATAAACGGTCAGATACTCCAGTTCGGGGATGGCCCGGCGGAACTGCCACCAATCTTCCTGGAAGATGTTGCCCCCGGCGATCACGGGGTTCTGCTGATACAGCGCCTCGAAGTTGGCCGCGGTCATCGCTGCCTTGCGCTCGAGCAGAAAGCCG